GCGCGCCGACCCGTCAAAGGTCAAAAGATATATCCGCGCACGCAATAATAACCGATACTGCGCGTCCGTAAATTCTTTTTGAACCCCGTCTTCCTCATAAATCGGCCGTGGCACTTGCAACAAAGCCCCCCAAACACCCAAACCAAAACTATTCGCCGTTTCAATGTTTAAAACATCCTTGTTGAAATCCGTGAAAAAATCCCCAACATTTTCGTCCATAAACGATTGTTGCCCCGCAATAATACCTTTCAACTTTTCCGCATCAAGATATTGCCATAAAATAAGCGGGTTTAAATCGCAATAAAAGTCAAAGTTCGATATTTTCATTCTAACACCGTCACCGTTATGTTGTTTGCCGTTATAACGCCTTTTTCGGCCACATCCATCGTCAATATCGACGCGCTTGGCGCAGCACCCCCAACTTTTCCGACTTTGCAATCACGGATAAATATTTCGGGCAAAGTATTCGATACCGCCGCACTTATTTCAAATGGCGATACATCGGAACCAATCTTTAACCCGTCAACCTCGTCATTATCCCCAACAGACCAAGCCACAATGGCATTTTTAACATCGGTCACTAAATCCGAACCCGTATAATTCTGTCGCGCCACCGTGATATTTACAACCAAATCCACCACTTTCGGCCGCGCAAACTTTACTTCATACGAAGTCCCATAAATCGGGTCAAGAACCGTTTCCGTCACGATTTCAATGTCCGGGTCCGTTGTCGTCGAGCAATACCCCGCGCCAATCGTCTTTTTTGAATACAGAACATTCGCAATATCTTTCGAATCACCACCATCCACGACCGCTAAAATACTATGCGCCGGGACGGTTATGTCGTCAACCTCAACCGACGAATTGCTATAATTATCATACAAATATGTCCCTATAACACCGTCTATTTGCTCCAAATTCGCTTTTATCGCGCTTAATACCGCTACCGAATTTACATTTAACGACCCACGGATTCTTTGCCTAAATTCCGCATCGCTTTCCATTTCGCGGCCCAAAACAGGATTTCCCGGATTATTCGCCGTTTCTAACCCATTGACCGCATCAAGAATTATCGTCAAGGTGTTTGCAGGACACGGAACAACACCCTTGTTTTCCGCCCTAAATGTCGCGCTATATGGCGACCCAATCGTATAATCCGCCGTATTTACAAATATGTCCCCACCGGTTGACTTTAATCTTGTCCCCTCCGGAACTATCGTCCCAGACACCCCACTTAAAACAACGCTCGTTTCCGTATATGTGGCCGGTTGTCGACTCAATAAAAACAAACTCCCCAAATCGTCCAACACAAACCCATTCGCGGTATTCAAATTCAACATATTACTTACCGCCGCGCACGCTTGAATCGTAAATAACCGGCTCCGACTTATCATTTCAATTAACCGCCCTTGAACCGTTTCAGGACTTATATCAAGGTCATTTCCAAATACGGCCTTAAATTCATTTTGCACATCCGATAATACCGTGCTCGTGTCCGGCACCACAACCCCGCGACCCGTCACATAATCATAATATTCCGCCATCTTTTACCCCTTAATTTCTATTTGCCCTTGGTCCGTATCCACAACCAACCGAAATAAAAAGTTATTTTTATCTATGTTATACCGCCAATCCACAATTTCTTTGATAAAACCCATACTATTTATCAAGCCTAAAAACTGCGATTCCCACACATTCACATTTAAATTCCGGCCCAATAAATACCCCATCCAATTTATACCACGGGTCAATTCATACGGGTATTCATATTGTTGCAACCTTATACGATTTACCATGTGTTGACGATACGCCTCCGCACCCGAGGCAATCTTAATTTGCCCCACAGAATCCAACATAATATCATTGTTATCATCCGTTATAAATCCTATCATTCCTTTACCCCGTCACTTGTCCATGTCAAAGGTGCCACATTTTTCCCCGTGTTTGTATCGACAGACACATCCCCCACGCCCGCCGTGACATCGTGTTTGTGATTTTTCCAATTCACCCCGTCAATCGTCACACTAGCATTATCCGTCGTTTCTATTATAACCGAATCCGACTTTATTTTCAAACTATCATTAGCAATTACAACCCGCGTTGAACCGTCTTTCGATTGCACCACTAACGCGCCATCGTCGTCCGAACTTATGTTGTATTTCCCAATCGCGTCCGGCACAAAATACCCAAACGCGTATTCATGCCGATTAAAAGTATTCTGTCTTTGCGGTTGCGACATGTCGTTTAAAAATAAACTTGGGTCAAGGTCCCCCGCTATAATCCAACCGGTATCCCCAACCGATAAGGGAAACGATACCAATAACCCGCCACCACAAGGGCTGTGGACAGGCAATTTAATATCCGCCCAAGCAACAGATTCCCATTTGCTATTTACCTGTTGAACGGCGGGGGTCACTACAACCATGTCCCGACTAATAACTTGTTTTACAATAGCCGGAATACATGTCTGCACACTTTGCAGATATTTCTTTATAGCCGCAATTACAAACCCTGGTATGTTGTCAATATACGGATTAAAATTCACATTTACATCATCCATTCGCATTACTCTTAAAATTGCTTACACTTGCCAATTCTAGGGTCGAATACCATGACTTGCCGCGCAATTCCCCTTCATGCGCTATGCCCATGATATAATAGTCCCCGTTTAATATCTTTACCCGTTCGCTCCGCACCGACACCAAATCGCCCGGCTTTATCCCGTTATTCATCAATATTGTCACACTACACCCCGTCCCCGTCGGCCGTGGCAATCCTATCATCCCGCTTTCTTTGCTTATAACCAATTTCCTTTCTTGGTTTTGAATCGACGGCGACCATACATTTATTTGTCCATTATTCGTGTTTATAGCCACCATTTGCGGGTCCGCCGATATTCCCCCTAACATCTCTTGAACCTTTTCCAATAACCCCATGGGCGACCCCGTATAACTCCAATCCTTAACCGATTTATTCAATAGCGGATTGTTGGCCCGCAAATTGCTATCTATATTGACCGGATAACCCATCTCTTTCCCCGCACGGTCTATCAAATCAATAACCTTAAAATCGCTCTTTTGTAATTCTAAATTCACCCCTTGCCATTTCATATCCGACAAACCGCGAATATTTAACACTACATCCGGGTATCCTTGGGGTGTCGCCTCAAATACTTGCCCACTAAATAATAACCCCACATCGTCCGAATACCCCGCATATAATTGAATCAAATTCTGCTTTTGCGCTAGGGTCTTGACCGTCGTCGATAAAAACTCCAAATCGTCACGATTCAAATTATAAACTTCGATACTCGCTTGCGATGAAACCCCCGATTGCAAATATATTTGAACCCCAAATCGTATATTCAACCCCGCCAACTTCTTTTGAATGGCGAAATTGCCGGCATCCAACCCCTCTTTCTCCGGAAAAGTTATATACGCAACCCGCTCACGCATCCACTTCCTCCGCTGTATAGAATAATAATTCTTGCGTGTTCCCAAAATTCTGATAGTTCGGATATTCCCCGTCTATGCAACTAAACATGAATTTCCCGCCACTACTAACATAATTATAAGGATTTACGAATACATTTGGCGCGCATAATTGCGAATTAAACAATAATTCATCATTTGCCCATACCGACATGTATGTCAGCCCTTGAATAGTCCGCAATTGGACACGATACATAACATTGTCTATCAAAACATCGAACATTTGATTCGGAATCTTTTCTAAATCTATTTTAACCATTTCGCGCCTCCAATGAACGACTTACCGCTTGGCCCAATGTCGTCGTATATCGTTTTTGATTCAATACCGCGGTGTCCGTATCGTCCATAACCCGCGCCTCCGTTTCCGATATGCCATTTTCCGCTATGTCAACGCTTTCATAAGTCGGCTTTACCTCCATTATTTGCCGCAAACGAAGATTGATAACGGGGCGGTCCACCGTGCCATGTTCCAATTTATACGGCATAGCACTTATTACCATGTCCGAATACACGCCAAATTTCGTCAATAATATTATCTTTTTCTTTTCCTTGTAATACCGCAACACTTCCTCGTAAATTGCCGTATAAAATGCCGTGGGCATCACAATATTCAATTCTGCGCTTATAGGATTGATAATAGACGCATCCGTTATAACTTGGCCCGTTTCGATAGGGTGGTCGCACAAATCCGAACTTATGTCCACCGCTGCGTCTTGATAACTTATCCCCCACATGTTGAAACCGTTTATTTCGGACAAATATCTAACTTTCGTCCCCGTAAATAATTCTTCCAGCGTTTGCTTTTGGACATAATCTTGAACCGTGGGAAAAATCGCGGCGTTGTCCGTTCGGGTCAATAATTCCGACATCAATTCCGACTTAATATCCTTAAAATCTTCTTGCTTATACAACACAACCGACCGTTGGTCTATAACCGACCCGACCACCGTTTCCGCCAATACCAAAGGATTCTTGAATAAATTTGCCATGCCTTATCCTTTATTTATCCCCGCCAACATCGCGCCCGTGGGGCCAACAGTCCGCGGTTGAATCACAATATCATTCGGGTATGTTCCCGCTTTAACCGTCACCGGCGAACCATAATTATTCGTGGTGTTATAATTCCTTGCCCATTCGGTCTGCGCTTGTGTCGGATACGCCAACAATTCACCCAAGGCATTTCCCTGTCGCATCGCCCAACCAAGGAATCCACCGCCTTCTTTTCCATATTTCTTATCAATGTCTTCCCAAGCCATATCACCCGAAAGCCATTTACCAAAATCTTTCGCAAACGACCACGCACCCGGCTTTACCAATTCTAAAACCGCGCCAAAAATTAACTTTAACGCTTGATATGCTTTATCTAAAAT